TCAGCGCCGCCTCACGCGTGACGTGATGTGCCGAGGCAGCGGCCTTCAACGCGCCGGCAAGCGACACATCCCGAAGCAGCACGTCGAGATTGTATTGACTCATTTCCGCGCCGTGCATCTCGATTAGGCGATGTGCGACCTTGCCGAAACGGGCGATGGCCCTGCGCGTGCCCCGAAACTTGATCGCCGAAACCTCTCCGGAGTTATCAGGGCTCGACAACACCACGCCCGCGCCCTTCTTCGCGATGTACGGGCACTTGAGGCGACGCAATGCGACCCGCAGCAACACCGCCAGCGATGCATGCGAAACGCCAGTTGCTTGAGCCGTTTCGACGTACCCAATGTACGTTCCGGGCTTTTGCTTCGCCAGGTAGTCCACCAAGAGCTGCACTTGTTGTTCCCGTTCGGGGACCGGTGTAAAGTTCATGGTCATTACTCCGCGGCGAGTTCCGCCTCGCTCCATTCGATCGATTTGACAGCAAACCGTCCGTAAAAGCCCCGGCTCTCGGGCCGGAACCGGCCCAAGCCCACGACGAGGCCCGCGGACACGAGCACTTGCCGAAACACCTCTTCCGTGATGATGTCGTCGAAAATGTAAAACGTGACGTTTCCGCGCCCATTCATCGATCCGCGGAAAGTACTTCGTGACGCGCTTGCCACCGCCGGGCCGGCCGTCACTCGGCACGAAAAGCTTGTCGCACGGGACGTCGTCGGCCTTGAGGTCGAGCGTGATTCCATCGGTGCACATGACGCCGGCCTCGAAATATTTCGTAAACTCGACGCGGCCCTTACCCGGGACCTGCAACTTGAGGCGCTTCGCGGCCGTTTTGAGGCAATTCGCGAACGCGGGGCCGGGGATTTGAACGTGCCCTTCTTTGTCGACGTGCATACGGTTTCGCCAGGTGCGCTCTTCGTACGCGTTCGGGAGTTCCTTCGTCAGCTTGGGGACATCGTCAGCGTAGTGACGCGACTGCGAATAAGGACTCGTGCTTTCCAAGTGTGCGATTGCCATTTTCATTGCCTTGCTCCTGTCTTGATGTTGTGCTTGAAGTTCGTACTACGCTGTTTTCGCCGAGTCTTTATAGTGCAGGTCACTTCGAGTCGGTTGTTGACAACATTCTCGCGTTTCTTGATGTGCCAATCCGTCGGGTAACCGCAGTGAGAGCAAATCACGCCGCCTCCCCTTCCCCCGTCGCCTCGGGACACCAATGCCGCAACCTGGCCCGTGCGATCTCGGCGTACTCGGCCTCGCGCTCGATCCCGAACACCCCTCCCCCGTTCCGTCCCCACCCGGCCTTCAGGGCGCCGATCATCTCACTCCCCGCGCCCGCGAACGGGACCAGGAGCACGGCGCCGGGCGTGGGCGGCAGAATGAGCCGGGTGAGCCACGTCGTGAGGCTGATCGGCTTCAGGGTCGGGTGAAAGTTCCGGCACCCGGATCCGCGACCAGCGCCGGCTTGCGGGCGATTCGCGCCCGCCGTGCCCTCGCGTCGGTTCGTGGCTTGCGCGGCGGTCTTGAGCGCCAGGTGCTCGCACCCGGCCTCGCGCTCTTTCCGTGAGACCTTCGTGCAGTAGAAAAAGCGCGAGGCCCCGCCCGTGTCTTTCAGCCCGCCCGCGGCCCGGGCCGTGAACGGGAGCACGGCGCCGCCGGCGACGTTCGCGCGGAAGGGATTCGACGGGCGCTCGCCCGACTGCTCGTCGAGCTGACGAATCGGGCACGCGGGCGAGCACACGTCGCCGCAGTCTGCGGCGTGCGAAAAGATGACGTTCGCCGGCCAGCAACCTTCGTTGATCCTGCGCGGGTTCTCGTGTGTCTTCCTCGGGAGCTGGCACCCGGCGATGTCGAGGCCCCCCACGCCGTGGGTCAGGACATTGTGCGCGATCGTGCCGTCGAACGGCTTGCACGCGAGGGCGATCGGCTCGTGACTCGGGCGCAGGGCGTGCCCGAACCCTTCCCATTGCGCGGCCTCGGGCGAGCCCGGGGCCGTGACCGCGATCTCGTCCCGTAGCTCGCCCTCGTCGTAGTTCCCTTCGACCGCTTCGACGGTGTACCCACCCCCGCCCTTGATCCTGGCCGTGCCTTGCAGGCGACGAGATCCGACCACGGGCCGATCGACGCCAAGGGCCGCGTCTATGTATTTGTCCGTCGTCGTCGCGGGCTTGGGCATTCCCTTGGCGTAGATCCATTCGAGCTTGTCGCAGAGCTCGAACCCGGCGTCTTCGATGCCACACGCGAGCCGGTGATACGTCCGCGCGCCGCCGAAGGCCAGCAGCGGCGCGCCAGGCTTCAGGACCCGGAGACATTCGCGCCAGAGGGCCGCCGAGGGAACGTCGTAGTCCCAGGCCTTGTTCATGAAGGAGAAGCCGTAGGGCGGATCGCACGCGAGGGCGTCGAATGAGTTGTCGCGGAAGTCGGCGAGGACTTTCGTGACCTCGCCGACGGCCAGGGAGTAGGCGCTCATACGCGCCTCGGCATGATGACGCCTTCCCAGCGGGCCGCGTCCGTTTCGAGGCGCCAATACCAAGGATCGAGCGGATCGGACGGCGAGGTCCAGATCGCGCATTGCATGGTCTTCAGGTTCGTCCGCTTCTCCTTCGCGAGCTTCACCGACCACCCGACCGGGGGCACGAAATCCTCAGCGGCACGGTGTCCCGCCGCGCGTTCGACGTCGCCGACGCGGGCGACGTAGTCGGGATTGATCCCGTAACCGGGGGCGACGTGGCCCGGCCGCGGGGCCTTCATGACCTGATACCAGGCCGTCGGCTTGGTAATAGTCGCAAAAGCCTCGCCCTGCTTGTCGACGGCGAAGGCTTCGAGCTTGGAAATGTCGGCGAGCACCATGGTCCGGTGCGAGCCCGAGCGACGGATGATTTCCGTGTGGCCGTCCGTCGCCACGTAGGTGGCGCCGCCTTCGCTCGAGTAGGCCCAGAGCGTCGCCAGGTGTTGGCGCGTCTCGTCCGTCGAGACGAACAGGTAGAGGGCGCGGAGTTCCTTCTCGTTCGGCAAGAGCGGGTCGAGGTTCACGGCGCCTCCAGCTCGCTGTCGAGAACGTACAGATAAACGAGCCATGAGTTGCATTGGCGCGCCGTGCGTACGGCTGCTTCGACGCGCCAGGTCTCGTGGAATTTGAGGTTCATTCGACCGCCTTTCGATCGACGATGACCGCTTTCGTAGGACGGCTAAAAAGCGCAAAATGCGGTTCACGGCCGCTCTTCAAGCGCGCATCGAACTGCACAACGTCGCCGACTTCGATTGCACTTCCAGCCACATTCGGCTTACTGCCCCACGCCAGCCAAGAACCGTCGGGCGTTTCGATTTTCACTGTAATGCGAATCGAGATGCCGAAATCGGATTCGTAGCACTTCGAGCTCACAACCCGCCCCCGGACGGTTTGACGCCCGTCGGCAATCGGCGCGGGAACGAGTTTTTCTGGCGGTTGCCTTCGTTTTTCCTTCACCTCACGAGCAATCTTGTGAGCGAGCGCGACTTGAGCCGGGCTGAGCGACCCGTAGCGCCCCAACTTGTTAGCGAGGTCCTTCAAAATGTGATGCTCTTCGGAAAGAGCTTCTTCGATCCCGGGGTTGCTACTTACGAAGGCTTCTCTCCTGTCTCGATTGACTTTGGCGGTAATGGCGGTCGAACTTCGGGCATCCCCCACGGGGGTTCGTTCGACGAACCCAGCCCCGGGACGATGAACGTCCGATCGCGCGCTCACGACGCCACCTCGTACCGTTCCGCGGTCGGCGAAGGCACCGTGGGCATGGTCGCCACGTTGGCGACGCGCACCTCGTTCGCGTCCTCCGCCATCGACGCTCCACGAATGGCGTCGAGTTGCAGGAAGAGGGTCAAGCCGCCCCGGATCGAGATGGCGGCGTACAGGTCTTCGATCGTCGGGTACATCAGACCTTCTCCGTCCTTTCGGCGCGGGCCTTCGCCTCGGCGTCTCGGAACGCCGCGCGAGCGCGCGACACGATCGTCCTGTAGTGACGAGCGGATCGCCCCGACGGACGCTCGGCCAGCGCCGTTTTCCGTTCGTCCTCGGTCAGCGCCAGAACGAAGCCTTCGACCTGCGCGCGCAGCTCCGCTGCGATGACCAAGGCCTCGGGCGAGTTCTCGTCAACGCGATGATCTTCGTCGTCCTGATACTCGACATGCAGCGCGTGAGTCCTCGCCGCTTCGCGATTCGCGGCCCTGGCCTCGCCCCTCCCTCGGTTCGGCGTTTTGCGCCAGTACACGCCGACGTCGATCCAGCGCTGGATCTCGTTCATGACGTGGAACCGGGCAAATCCCCAGAAGGCGCCCCCGCGATCCGCCTCGGCCTCGGCGGGTCGGTACTCCCGCAAGGCCACGAGCAATCCCAGGGCGCCGACTTGCTCAGCTTCGGCCCAGTGCTGCGGCGTGCGGAGCACGCGACGGACGACGGCCGCGATCCGCGGCTTGTAAGTGTTGAGAATCTCGGCGGTAAGGCGCCTGCGTTCCTTCGGATCGGGGGATCGAACGAAGAGAGAAATCAGGTTCTCGGCCTTGGCGCCTTCGGCGCCTTGCGTTAGGCTGGACATAGACGTGCTCCTGGCTTGACGGTCGGTGGGTGCGGATAGGCCGGGACGCGAGGGTTGCCGCCTTCGCGCTGGCCGGGGCAGGAGCGAGCGAGGGACCATCCCGCGCCCGCTCCTCCCTTTTTGGGCCGGTCGGGAGTTGCCGCTCCTGCCGGTTACCGTTCAACCTCGCTCCACCTGGCGGACCCGTCGAGGGGAAATTCACGCGCCGACGTCGAATCGTCGGGGCTTTCTCCACACGGACGTTGAACCGTTTCTCGACCGCACTACGCCTTAGGCCGAGGCCCGGACCCAGATCGGCGACTTGCAGGTCTTCCCGCGCTTCGAATCGAGCAGGTAGAAGAACTGTTGCGGGGGTTCCGGCGCCGCCTTGATCGCCATGGCGTACGCGTTGTACCCGATGACCGACCCGTTGACGACGATCCGGCCCGAGTCCGTGTATTGGTGCCAGTGGCCGAAATGGTGATAATGCGCTTTCCTGGCCTGGTCCCATTGTGCAACTGCCTTGTTCAGCGGGATCATGATCCCACCGACCCCGCCTTGGTAATTCGTCTCGTCGCCGTGATGAAAGTGGAGGTCGTACTCGTACGCTTTGACGTACTGATGGGCGCTTCGGTCTGCCAGGAATTGGACACGCGGGTTGCCTTCGTACATGGATGCGAGCCACTGGTAGAGCAGCCACTCGTACGAATGCGATGCTCCCAACGCTCGGTAGGGCTTGGCCGTATTCCGGCCGTGATTCCCGTACGAGCACGGGATCACGAGCCGTTCGATCTGCGAGTCCTCGAGCAGCGAGTCGATCCCTGCCAGGAGCCGTTCCCGGAGCCACAAGAGCGTCTCGATCGGGGGCGTCGAGGTGTTCTCTTTCAGCTCTTCGTGGATATGCCCCGACATCAGATCACCCCCGAGCCAGCACACGACGTCCCGGATCTGGAACTTCGCCCGGTGCATGTCGATCAGCCAGCGAAGGCCGGCGAAGAATCGGCCTATCGACCGTTCAGCAATCTCGAGGCTGTATTCGTTCCCTACGGGCGTCTCGCCCTTGCGCACCTTCTCTTCGCAATGCACGTCCGAAAGTCCGGCGATGGCCGTGGCCTCGCGCAGGCCCGAGCCGAGCTCGCGCCGGACGATGGGCCGCAGCGGGGTCGACGTCGCGGCCGAGAGGGCATCGAAGACGCTTCGGAGACGGTGAAGATCGCGCTCGAGGGTCTTCACGCGCGAGGCCTCGGCCCTGGCCTGCAGCGCGTTGGCGTACTGCGACAAGGACACGGCGAGCGTCGAATCGACGGCGAGCGGGGAACGGGGCGTGACCTTTCGAGCGTTCTTCACGTGGGATCCTTGGGTAAGAGAAGGGCGCGCAGGACGGCGACCGCCTGCAGTGCGAGACGGACCTCGGTTCGACGCTCCCGGTCGCGTTGCTGCTTCCGGAGCCGCTTCGCGCCCGAACATTCCTCGGCATAGGGGCGCGTTCGGTGTGAGCGAGGCATTACCTCGACCCCCTCGACGGCGCCTTGCCGAGGCGCCGCTCTTCGAGCTCCTGCAGCTTGGCGAGGGCACGCCACGCCAATGCGGCGGCATCTTCGTATTCGCCGTCGGTCAGGGTCTCGACGTCGATCAGGTGCCGCGCAATGCAGTCCTCGTGGTCCGTGGACTTCCCGCGGGCCCAGTGCATCAGCTGTCCCGGGTTGTGCTGGTCGTTCCCGCGCTTTGACACGCGCGCGACGGCGGCAATGGCCAAGGGGAAATAGTTCAGGACCCCGGAGAAGATCGGGATCTGCTTTCTCTCGTCCGAGTCGGTCGGAAGGACCATGTTTTTCGTCGCGGCGCTCGCTTCCACACTGCGCTTCTTCATTTTCAGCCTCCAAGATCGTAAAAGCGTCTCAAGAACTCGTACTTCGCCACATCGGCGCCCCACGGGCGGATCCGCTCGTGGACCGGCGTCGCCGTGATCTTCTTCCAGTAGGACCGATCGCCGTGCATCAGGTCCCGGACCTCGGTCGCGAGAAGCCGGGCGTCTGCCTCGCGCACGGCCGTGGGCTCCCGAAACGGAAGGCCGAAACGCTGACAGACGGCCCGCATGACCCTCTTCTCGGCGCGCCGGTACACGTCAGCGAACTTCGGGTGGACCTTTAGCGGCGTCGGTAGGTCTACCAAGTAGGCCTCGCTCGCGTCGTGCAGGAGGCCCCACAACTGCACCGGGACAGGCTTCCCGGCGCCGGCCAGGAGCTCAGACACGCGCACCGAATGCTCGGCCACCGAGTACCGGAACCTCGTGTGCCCGGAGAATCGGCCCTGATTCGAGAGGGCGTGGGCGATGTCCTCGATCCAAATGTCCACGGAATTCGGCGCCAGGGGCGCGAAGGTGTGACCCGTGAAGGTCTCGATAAAGGGCTTCATGACTGCTCTAAACACGAAAGCCGAAGATAGAGGTGATCGAGCGCGCTCTCGAGGATCTGCCGCACGCGCTCACGACAGACGCCGATCACGTCGCCTATCTGTGCAAGGGTCATTTCGTCGAAAAACGCCATGCGCACGATCCGCCGATCGCGCTCGCGAAGGCCCTTCAGCGCCGATCGCACACGCTCCCGGCGCTGCACAGTGGCTGTGTCGTCGAACGGGCTCGGCTTCTGATCCGCGAGCAGATCGTGCAACGTAAGGCCGTCGGCTGTCGGTGCGTCGAGGCTCACGGTAGGGCGCCTCTTGCGGCGCCGCGTCGGCGTCCGTAGTTGCTTTTGAATTTCGGCCTCGACCCAATAAAAGGCATAGGTGCGGAACTTGCCTCGGCTCGGGTCGAACCGCTCGACGGCTTTCATCAGGCCGATCGTTCCGATCGACATCAAGTCCCCGAGCTCGAAACCGAGCGTCGCGGCGTGCCTGACATACCGCTTCGCCACGGCGCCGACGATTCCGATATGATCGGCGGGGTTCACGCTGCCCATGGCGCGAGCCTCCCGTTTTCGAAAACCTGCTTCGCCTCTTTCGACCATACCCGCATGAGAGTCGGCTCCATTTTGGCGATCGGAATCGGCACGTCAGGCAGGAACTCGTTCGCCCCCTGGACCATGAGCCTCGCGAGCTCGAGCGCCGCGTCGTGTGCGCCGGGGCCGTCGTCCGTCTCGGCAATGATCTCGTCGTGTACGAATGCGACGGTCCGGGACCCATACAGGGGGGACCGCGTGTCGCAGTACTCCGCCTCGGCCACGAGGCAGAGAGCACGCTTCGCGCAGTCGACGCCGAGGGCCTGGAATCCGTTATTGCACGCGGCGCAGTACGTCGCGCCGCCCCGGTGCCGCTGGGTGAACAGGGTCTCGACGGACGCGCGTTCGACGTCGTCGCCGAAAAGCGCGTTGACCCGGGCGAAGTACGCGCGCATTTCGGGAAACGTCTGATGCCATTGCGCCGTGTAGCGCTCACATTCGCTCGTGGTGAGATTCACGCCGTAGGTCTTCCGGGCGAACATGATCAGCTTCGCGTTGCCGAGACCTCCGGGCTTTCCGAAGTTGAAGACCTTCCCGATCTGGCGCGCGTGGTCGACGTCTTCACGCTTCTTGTTTGCCTTCGCCTCGTCGTACGAGATCCCGAGGACCGTTGCCGCCATGGCCAGGTGCGGATCGAGTCCGCCATTCAGGGCCTCGGCCAGTTTCGAGAACCCGAGCCAGGACATGCAACACTGGGCCAGGGTGTACAGCTCCAGTTGCGGGAAATCGGCCTGGGCGAAGACCTTCCTCGGCCTCGGGACGAACGCCTGACGCACGCCCGGGCGCAGGCGCTGGGCCGTCGAGGCCTTGTTCTTTATTCTTCCCGTGTTGAGATTTTGGATATTCGGCTTGCTGCTCGTGGTGCGTCCGGTCTCGGCGATGTCATAACGGGTGTGGACCGGGTAGACGACGCCTTGCTTGAGCATTTCAACGTCGTTCGAAAGCATCTTCGTCAAGGCGACGAATTCGGCGTAAGACGCGAGCGCCGCGCCGGCGCCGTCGTCGGGCAGCGGCACGCCAGCGATGTCTTCGCCGTGGGCGTGCAGCACGGCTTCGCACGCATCGCTGTCGAGAGAGACGTGCTCTTCACAATAATCGATCGGAAGCCGCCCTTTGCCGTCGCAAAAGTCGCATGTGGTCTCGGCCAGAAACCCAACGCCTTTGCATGTCGGGCACTGAGGCCCTTCGCACTTCTGGTGCGCGTCGGTGCGCCTTACCGGGATGCCCTTCGCGCGGCACGTGTCGATCATCAGCCGCTTTACGGCCTTCATGTCACGCGTCCCGTCGGTGCGCACGAGGCCGAGCGCCTGCAACTCCCCCGCGAGCTCGTCGTGCGCCGTCTGCAGCTCGGCGCGCAGGGCCTCGACGCCCTCGGCGTTCGTCCGGAGCCCCCACGCGCTTGAGAGATAGAGCACGAAGTCAGCGTACGCCTGGCGATACTGGTCTTTCAGGAACTCGGCGTGCTTCTCCTGCGCGAGGTACACGCCCAGCGTCGCGGACGCATCCTCGAGCGGGTAACGGATCACGCCCTCGGGGACGTCGGCAATGATCGCGTCGAGGTTCTTGATCTCGAAAGCCTCGGGAGCGTCCTTGTCGACGACGGCCGGGAGCTCGGCCCGACGGGCCCTCGCGCGGGTCTGCAAGAGGGCCGCTTGCCGGGGCCACTCGGCGATCGGCGTCGTGAGGAAATTCGCGTACTCGAGCCGCCAGCCGTCTTTCTGCATCGGCTTCCCCAGGTGCCGGCGCGAGAGCGCTTCCAGGGTGTACTCGTGCGTGATCCATCGCCCCTTCTCGCCGACGCGGCCCCGGAACACGCCCCCGGCGATGTCCAGGAGTTGCTGCCGCTTCTTCGTGCAGGTCACTCGGCCCGAGCGGTACGCCGCGAAGACCAGCGGCACGAGGTCCGGGAACTGCGCGCAGATCACGGCCATGTCGTAGGCGGCGAAGTGGCCGACCAAGAGCGCGTCGCGGTCCAGGAGCCAGGAGCGAATCAGCGGCTTGGCGTCCGTCACGTGCTGGATCCGGGCGTCGAGCCCGGGGCGCTGCCACGTGACGCACACCATGGGCGGTGCCAGGAGCGCGGGGCGAATCAGGGCTGTTTCGGTGTCGAAGGCGAGGGGAGTCATCGGGTTCGTTCGCAGTAGTCAGCAATGAAGGGGATAGAGATCCAGAGCAGGGATGTCGCGAGAGCGATCCCATTGAAAACGCCGAGCCTCGCGGCGATCGTAAAGGACACGACGTTGATCACGAGCATCACTAGGCACAAGACGACGAATGGCTTCATGGCCACCACCTGGCATCGTACTTCTGACAATCGGGACGGCCTGGAGTTGTTGCCCTTCGGGAATCGGTAGTGCGCCGGCCCGGCTGTCGGACTCGGCTTCGGATCGCCCTCGTACACGTACCGTTTGCAGGTGCACGACATGGCGAGGCACGAGCCGCAGACCGGCGGCCGCGCGTCGTGATCGACGTAGTGCGTGGCCTTGTCGTGGCCACAGTGACAGGTTTCGCGAAGGCTCATTGGGTGACCTCGAAAGTGGCTCGGCCCCGGGGCGGAGGGAGACGCCCGCGCCCCGGGGCCGAGCCTGTCACGCCGCCGGCACCTCGTCGGCGGGGGACGTCTCAGGCGTCGGCTCGACCACCGGCTTCGCCTTCGGCGGGCGCCCGCGCCGCTTCGGGGCGGAGGGCGCGCCCTCGGTCGGCGCCGGCGCGGGAGCGGCGCGCTTCGTGTACTTGCGCTTGGGCTTCTCTTCCGACGACGCGGGCGCGCCGCCGATGGTCTTCAGAATCGAGGCCTGCACGACCTTCACGATCTCATCGGACGCGTTCTTCAGAATCTTGTCGATCTCGGTCTTCACGTTCCTTCACCTCCGCCGGTCGTCGAGTCGACCGGAGTCCACCGCATGTTCGTGACGTCGCCGCCCTTTTTCGACTTGCCCGGAATCGCCTCGGCAAACACCTGGCGTCCCGCAAGGAAGTTCTCGGGCAGGCCAAGGCGCTGCCGCTCGCCGTCGTCGCGCATGGCGACGTACATGTCCACGGTCGCGTCCTCGGCCTCCTTCGGAATCTTCGAGTCCGGATCGACGCCGACGAGAGCGAGCATCAGAGCCTTGAGCCGAGGGAGCCAACCGGCGTGGGAACACGAGAACACCGTGGATCGCGTGCTCCCGATCTCGACGTCGGCGCGAGAGCTGGCGAGCACCTTGAATTCACAGATGAAGTTCTCTTTCGAGGATCCGTCGATGAAAGTCTTCTTGTAGAAGAACTTGATAACCTCCAGGTGATAGCGGCCCTCCTGGAAATACTGGCCTTTCCCGAAGACCTGCGCCGCGCGCATGGACTGTCTGAGCTGTTCGATTTCAGAAGACATGTAAGCAGCCTTTCTAAGTATCCTGTAGTGACAAGGCGGGGACTATCGTTGCCACCTCGGCGTCATCAGACGATCGATCTCCCCCTCGCTCGAGAGGGTCACATCAGCAATCATCAGCTTCTGGACCTTCCCGGTCATCTCCTGGATCGCCTGCGCCCCGGCGATCGCCTTCAGGCACGCGTCGTAGTTCTCTCGGCACCCGATCAGGACATCGACCGTGACCTCGTCGGCCTCTTGGCCAGGCCGGTGCGTCCGGGCGATCGTCTGCTCCCACCACGCCGCGGACGTTGGGGGACACACCAAGAGGTTCCGACTCCAGAGCTTTTGGAGGTTCTTGCCCTCGCGGTTCGCGTCGATGCTCGCGATGGCGCTGCCCTTCGGGGCGTCTTCGATGTAACGCCCTTGCGAGTCGAACCCGCCGGCACCGAAGTACGGGATCCCTGTCATCTTCGACAGCGCCTCGGCGAAGAACCCATGCTCGGTCCAGATCAGACCCGGCGTCTTCGCCCACTCGGCGCAAGCCTTCAGCGCCGAGTCGTCACACCACACCGCCTTGACGGCCGGCGTGTACGTGGGTCGAAGCCGGCGCCAGGCCTCGAGCGCCGTAGCGTCGAGGCGCCCGGCATCGCACGCGTTCGCGACCTGGAGCTCGGAATCGTACGTTCGGCCGCGGGAGATGACATCGCGAACGAACCTGTTCCAGGCCTTGCGCGCCTCGCGCCACTCGGTCGGCGGGCGCGGGTCCCACACGTAAAATAGCCCTAAGGCCAACTCTTGCGCGTGCCGCCAGACGTCGACGGCGGTCATGAGCTGCCAATCGTCCGGTGTTGCCCATTCCGTACGAAGTTTTGCGAAGTTCCGTTCGGTGACCTCGGCGACCTTGTGCCGGATCTCCCTGACATAGATGGAGCAGTCCACGTGCTCGCCGGCGCCGATCGTGGCGACGACGCCCGGCGTCTCGATCAGCCGGCGCCGGAACCCATGACGAGCGGCAATCCATGGGTGCTCCGCCTTTTCCTCCGCCGAGCAAAGCTCCAGCAAGGCCCCGGCACGACGGCGCGCCATGGGGTCCACGCTCTCGTCGAGCGCCTCGGCCCATTCCTCGGTTTCTTCGTTCGTAACCGGGATCGGGGCTTGGAGCTTCAGGACCCATCGAAGAATGTGGGCGAAGTCCTTCAGCGACTTGTCCATGATCGTGCCGGACAAGCCACAAAATTTCGTGTAGGGATTGTCGTGCATGTACCGCGCGACGCGGCGAGTGACCGCCGCCCGGCGGTTTTTCAGGCGATGTACCTCGTCACATATGATCGCTTCCGGTCGAAATCGTTCGAGTTCGTCGGCTGCCTGAACCCGGCCGAGCATGTCGTAAGAGAAGATCCGGAGCGTGTTCGGGATCCGCCAGTGCCTCGAGAGGATCGCCCGCTCCCTTTGGGTTTTCTCAATCAACCCCGCGGGCAACAGGAGAAGCCCTCGCACCGCGCCCAGGACGACGAGAAGAAGCAGGGTGATAAGGGTTTTGCCCTCGCCGACGCCGATCGCCCCGAAAAGTCCGCCCTCGGTCCCGGCGTCGTGTAAGGCGAGCGCCTGGACGGGACGGAGCACCATCGTCCCGCCAGGCGTTCGAAGGATCGAAGTCAAGGAAGCGGTAAGCGAAGCCAGGTCCTCGGCCGACCACACACGCCGCGGGAGGGAGGCGATGCGCCGGAATTCGGCAGTGTGGGCGACTGAGGGAAGGGACATGATCAGTACAGGCGCCGGAGCGCGCGGCGACGGGTACGACGCTCTGCGTGTTTGGCATCAAGCACCGGACCTTGAGTCCAGCGCCGTCGACCGCGCATGTTCGAGCGTCGAAGCAGCGACGCCGCGTGTCGGCGATCGAGACGATTCATGCCGTCACCTCGCACATCCGCTCGATCACCGGACCGAGGTTCACGACACACCCCCTTCCAGCCACACGGCGAGCGCGCGCAGAAACGCCGCCGCCTCGGCGCGGGGGAAGCCCTCGATTGGGTCGGCGTCGCTCGCGACGGGCGCGGTAGTGCCAGCCGTCTTCGGCGGGCGCCCGCGCCGCTTCGGGGCCTCGGCCGGGGGGGCCGCCGCAGCCGGCGCCGGGGCCGACGTGACCGGGGGCGCGGGCGGCAAGGCCGACTCGGGCGGGTTGATGGCGGCGCGGTGCAGCGGGTCGACCGGCGCCGTCGCCCACGCCGGGAGTCCCGCCGGCGCGGGGACCTGGGCGTCGGACGGAACGGCCGCGGGGGCGACCGGCGCAGGGGCCGGAGCCGGCGGCGCGGGTGAGGCCTGCTTTCGCAAGCCCGCCAAGAAGTCAGTCGTCTTCGCAGAATTCATCGTCACGGCCTCCATGTTCACGGCCGTCGCGAATACGGACGGCGCTAGGTTGCATTTGTGTCGGTAAGGGCATCCGCCGTAGGCCTCGCACATTCGGGCGTTCGGCGGCAGTTCGTCGGTGGTAGGCTGGGCCAGCCTTATGGCAACAACCTGAGATCCTATTTCGTCGATGCGCTGAAACTGTTCGACGACATGAGATCCGTTCACTCGTAGGTGAACACGCTGCGCGCGGTGCGGTCTCCGGGTTCGGACGTAAAACCAGACCAGGTCGAGTTCATCAACGCCGTCTTCGAACATCAGCGCTGTCGCATAGAGCTGGGCCTGAATATCTGTCGCCAATGTCTCGGGCGTTTTCGCGTAGGCAAGATTGGACGTTGTCTTGAAATCACCGAGAAGCGGGCGGCCTCCCTCGAGCCCCGGCACGACACCCGAATCCGGGGCCCACAAGTCAATGAAGCCGAGATATCCAAAGCCGCCGCGCGGCGACGGGATCTCGAACCGGCGCTCGACCCGGAGGCCGGGCGTCTTCGAGGCCGGCAGTAAAGCCGTCAGAGCGTTCGCGATCTCGCCGCTCGGCCGGGTGAAATCGAAGCCTCGGCCCTCGATCAGGTAGGGGCCTAGTTGGTGCTCGTGCACCTCGGTCCCGAGCGCCGCCGAGGGGTGTTGCGGTACCTCGATCTTCTCGAGGTACTTGAAGCCCCACTTCCGCTGGCACTCGGTGAAGACGGAGATCTGTGAGGCCGAAAGCAGGATGTTCGCGGACGCGGTCACGACGAGACCGGGCGCACCGTCGCCGGCTCACCGACCTCGCACATCCGCTCAATCACCCGGACCAACGACGCCTGAAGCTCCGCCACGACCGGCGCCAGGCACTTGGCGCCCTTCGTGTAGGCCGCGTTCCGGGCCGCGTTCCGGGCCGCGTTCCAGGCCGCGTTCACGGCCGCGTTCACGGCCGCGTTCACGGCCGCGTTCACGGCCGCGTTCACGGCCGCGTTCTCGGCCGCGTTCTCGGCCGCGTTCTCGGCCGCGTTCCGGGCCGCGTTCTCGGCCGCGTTCTCGGCCGCGTTCTCGGCCGCGTTCTCGGCCGCGTTCTCGGCCGCGTTCTCGGCCGCGTTCCGGGCCGCGTTCTCGGCCGCGTTCTCGGCCGCGTTCCGGGCCGCGTTCTCGGCCGCGTTCTCGGCCGCGTTCCGGGCCGCGTTCCAGGCCGCGTTCCAGGCCGCGTCGGTGGCGGGGAGCGCGGCGTCCAACGTGGCGCCGTCGACGATCTCCGGCAGCGTCTCGAGCGCCGCCGCGTGGGACTCGAAGCCCCCGACGCGCAGGAAGGCCGGGGCGTACGTCCGGATCTGCCAGTCGATCACGAGCCACATCCGACGAAGGAGCACCGCATCGTTCTTCTCGACCCTCGTTCCCATCAACCTAGGGAGCAACGGCCGGAGGATCCGCGTGCGCGTCTCGTCGTCCGTGATCGAGTCGTTCCAACCCCTCACGACCGCCGCGATGACCGGGCAGACGCACTGAGGGTGATCCGTGTGGCCCTCGCCCGCGAGCCAGGCCACGGCCTCCATGGCGCAAAGGCCTTCGTCGCGGGAGGTGTGGGATCCGTACTTCAGGGTGATCGAGTCGAGCTTGTCGAGGTGCATACAAGCCCTGTAGTGACAAGCTCCGTCACTACAGGGCCCCGTGTGCACTTCACTCTTTGGCCGTCCCTGACCGCTCGCGAGGGAGGCCACGCCGAGATCTCTTGGGAGAGCTTCGTCTCGTTCGTTGCGTCCCCCACGATCGCAGTGGATAAGTCCTCGCTCGAGGGCTGGTCGCCCGCGCGATTCCGCGAGAACACGCGCGCGAAGGCGAACGTCGAAGTCGTTTCGGCCCTGGCGCTCGACGACGATGCGAGCATGTTGCCGACCGCGAAGCTCACGGAGATCTGGGCCGACGTCGCGGGCTTGATCCACACGACCCATTCGCACGCGGACACCGCGCCGAAGCACCGCCTCGTGTTCCGCGTTTCGCGTGACATGACGCCCGACGAGCACGCGCGCGTTTGGCGCCACGTGCGAGACCTTGCCGCCAGCCGTGGCCAGAAGATCGACGAAGCGACCAAGGACGCTAGCCGGTTCTGGTACGTCCCGGGGCACGCGCCCAATGCGCCCTACGCGTGGTGCGAGCTCGCGGGCGCCCCGCTCGACGTGGACGCGATCCTCGCCACGACGCCGATCGAGCCCGAGCCCACGGCCACCGCCCCGGCCCCGGGTGCGGTTTCACCCGATCCGTCCCGCCGCGAGCGCGTGAAGGCTTCGATGGAACGTGCTCTCGAGGAACACGAGGGGACGCTCCGCCGACTCGCTGAGTCTGACCGACGTCGCCCCGTGGCTGCCATGCTTGGCGCCGCGTGGCCCGCGAAGGGCCGGCACGAAGCGCAACTCGCCTTGGCCGGCGCCCTGCGCGCCGAGGGTTGGTCGGCCGAAGAGACCGTGGAGTTTCTCTGCGACGTCTGTCGCGCCGCGGGCGACGAGAACCGCACGAAGCGTGAGGCGACGGTAAGGCATACGTGGTCCCGGCCCGAGGGCTCTCCCCTCACCGGCTGGACCAGGCTCAAGGCCCACGTGGATCCCGTCGTCGTCGACGCAGCCCGGGGAGCCCTCGGTCGCGACGCCGAATGGACCGAGCGCACGACACGGCGGCTCGCCGAGCTTGCGGCGGCACTGCCGCCGGCCGAGCCACATGCGCCGGTTCCTGTCAGCGTTGACGGAACGGCGACCATCGATGCGGGGCCTTTTCGCTTTCACGTCGGAGGCCTTGACGCGCCGATACCGCCGCTGACGTGGCAGATCGACGGCATTATCTGCAAGTCGGACGTGGTCATGCTCGTGGCTCACGGCAATAGCCTGAAGACCTGGCTCGCGTTCTCGCTCGCTCTTTCCGTGGCGACCGGGCGACCATGGCTCGATCGGTTCGCGTCCATCCGCGGGCGCGCAGGCCTGATTGATTTCGAGAGCGGCGATCCGGAAGTCCGTCGGCGTCTGAAACTCTTGGGCGCGCAAGACACGCAGATCGACGGCAGGCTTTTGCGTTGCTCGTACCCTGGCGCGCAACTCACGGACCCCGATACCTGGATCGCCCTGGCTGAATTGCAGCTGGAATTGATCGTCGTTGATTCTTTCAGTGCATCGTCTCCGTCGACCGACGAGAACGACGCGCGCGCGGCGCTCGTGCTCCAGTTGGCCGGCCGGTTCGCCAACGCGACCGGGTGCACGGTGATTTTCATCCATCACGCCAGGAAGGGTTCCGGCGGCGACCGACGCGAGGTTGTGCGAGGATCGACCGCGCTCTTCGCCGCGTGTGATCGCGTGTTCGAGTTCGCGGACCTCGAAAAGCTCGACGGCGGGATCGTTCGCTCGACCATGCGTAGCGTGAAGGACGGCTCGGGCAAAGCTCCCGGCGATGTTCGAGTAGAGCTGAGCGACTCGGGCCTCAAATTCGTCGACGTCGTGAAAGAGCCAAGCGAAGAGGCTTCGACCCCGGAGCGAAACAGAAAGCTCGTGCTCGAGGTGCTGAAGCAGCACACGGCCGGGATCACGAAGGCGGACTTGATCAACATCATGAAGGGTAAACGAGAATCCAAGTACGAACTCCTATCGTCCATGCTGATTGCCGGGATTACGGTCGAGTTCGAGGATCGGGCCGTGAAGAAGACGATCGTCATGCTGAACCCGACTGGCGACGAAGAACGCTGACCTGATTCCAGCTACTTACAAGAGCCCGCGCGGGTCGAAGGACTCGCGCGGGCTTTTTGCATTTGTTCCTCAATAAATCCGCATTTCTAGCTATTTTTGATCGTAAATCGTGAGGCTTGTTCAGTATCGCGAGCGTCCGGACTTGAATTGATTCTCAATGATTACGGGTTTCTACCTATTTTCTGTCGACTTGTTCAGGTTGCAGTTCCCGCGATCAAGTCGGGAACTGACCGGGAACCGATGCCAAGTTCCCGGCGCAGTTCCCGGGAACTGAAACGATTTCGTAGACTTAGATAGTAGTCAGTTCCCAAAGGGAGGGCTGCAGTTCCCGCTCGCGTGGGTCTTAGACCCACGCGGGAACTGCGACCCTGAGACAAGAGGCCTTCACTTGCTCGAGGTTTGCAGTTCGTCACTACAGGGCAGACGTGTACGTCACGATCGATCCCGGCCTGCAGACCGGATGGGCAATCTGGCGGTCCAACCGACTTGTCGCGTGCGGTCTCGGCGACCCACGCTCGAGCAAGAAGCACGTCGTCCACGCGCCCGATGGCGTCGATGCCGACGTGATCGCGGACCTCTGGATCGAATCCCAGATCATCTACCCGCGCTCGAAGGTCCCGCCGGACGACATCCGGAAATTGGCCTTCGAAGCCGGGCGCTGGGCCGGCATTTACGAAACCCTTGGCTGCGACGCGCATTGCGTCGCGCCGTCGGAATGGAAGGGCCAGGTCCCGAAGGACATTCACCACGCCCGGATCCTCGCGGTCCTGACCGAGACCGAGCGCACGGCGCTGGACGAGGGGGTGCGCGGCGTCGCGCCGTCGAAGCAGCACAACGTCCTGGACGCGGTCGGCCTCGGGCTCTGGGTCGCGAAGCGGGTAGCGCGATGATCTACGGACGCCTCGAAGAGCGCCGAATCATCGTCGCGTTCTTGCGCAAGTACACGCATCTGTACGCGCTCGCGCAGTTGCTCGAGGACGGGGTGCACCTGAAGCACCCGCTCGAGATTCGCGCGTACGCCGAGAAGCGCGAGATCGGGGCGTTGCGATGAACGTCGATTCGTTTTCTTCGGAGCTCGCCGCCATCGAATCGGCCGTGGCTTCGGTCGCGGATCTCTTGCGCGGGGTCCCGGCCGAGACGCGTTGGGAGCTGAAACAGGAGCTGCGACAAGAGCTCGCGCTGAAGCTCCTGGAAAAGAAGCTCACCCCGAACGGGCTTCGCGTTGCGGCGTCGAATTGGCTATTGGATGCGTTCAAAAAAGAGCGCGCCCGACGAGAGACGGAAGACGACTACGCGAGGAAGACCGGGAAGCGGTATCGCTGCGGCCCGATGTGGGGCCCCGAGTGGTATCCACCGCACCCTGACGCGGTCCGTCACGCGTGGCTGGCGTGCGATGGCGCACGCATGATGCATGTCAAAGGGCGCGACAATGCTTAGTTTTTACGATTGTTGCGAAAGTAGCCGCGGAAAAGATCGCGAGCGTCGTCTCTTGTGTTGTGGGGGAACGATGCGCCTCTTCGTTGTCGCCGCTACCTTCGTTGCCCTCCTGGGGGGCTGCTCTCATGCCTGTTCGCCCTCCCATGAGCGGCTCGCTTACGAGCTCTCAGACGAGACCGTGGCCCTAGTCGATGCGGACGATCAGCACGTGTTCTGTTCGGGTGTGTGGGTCTCGACACACGAGATCCTGACCGCGCAGCATTGCGTGGACGATTCGGAGCCAGGCGACACGGTCGATTACGCCGTCCAGGATGATCTCACGATCGCGCCCGACGGCGAGACGAACGTGGCCTCGCGCGAGGCCGTTCTATCGGCCGTCGACAAGGATCACGATCTGGCGCTCCTGTACGTCGCGGATCCACCGCTGCACCACACGGCTCTCCTGTCCCGGGACGAGATCCGTCCCGGACAGCCAACGTTCTGCGTATCGAACCCGCTGGGACTCGGGTGGTCGTACTCGAGCGGTGAGGTCGCGCAGATCAGGTTTCTGGGCGACACCGGCGGGACGTCTGAATGGTACGTGCAGACGACGGCGCCGGTCTCGCCCGGATCGAGCGGGTCGGGGCTCTTCGACGCCAACGGGCGGCTGATTGGGATTGCGCGCATGGTGGTGACGGCGGGCCAGAACCTGAACCTGTTCGTTCATCGCGATCATGTTCTCGCGTTCATGACGAACGCGCACGCCGGCGCTCGGGGGCTGCCGTGAGCACGGTGGAGCGAATCAAGCGCGAGTGCCCTGGAGTCTTGCCGTCGTGAAGCTTCTTCGAGTGGCGAACCTGAATGGGATCGAATGGTCCGTGTTCGAGGTCGAACCCGGCGACACGTTGCCCGAGGGAATGGACGCCGACACGATGGGCGTGGCCCTCACGGACAGCGCAAGGATCTATTTCCGTCGGTCTGCGAACCCTCGGGTAACTCGCGTCACCGCCGCGCACGAATGGATGCACGCCCTACTTGACGCGTCTGGCGGCGCCTCGCTCCTGGCGGCCCTGGCGAAGGCCTCAAACCTGGATCCCGAGGCCGTCGAAGAAGCTCTTGTGTCGGTGCTGGCCCCTGTGCTGGCATCGTTGCTTGAAACCTACTGAATGGTCGAGAGAAAAACGTTAGGGGATATACGGGGTTAGCGCGTCTCAAGAAATCGTGCACCATTCGTTCGAATTGAGACGAATTCCGAAACGTACCGAAACAGACCGACCACTGAACACGACCAGCATTCAAAACACCGACGAACGAACGCAATGGGCCGACCTGAAAAACCGCTACCTTACGAAGTTCAGGCCGAAATCGAGCTCAGAATCCGACGCAACGAGTCCCTGGACACGATCGTGAACGCCCTGCGGGGCAGGGTCAGCCGAAGCAAAGTCGATCGCTTTCGAACGAAGTTCTTGAACGGTACCGCGGCGCCGGCAGCGGCGTCGACTTCGAGGTCTCCCGCGATCGTCACCACGTCCCCGGCCCCTGTCGTGGAGGCATCCGACCCGGCCGAGGTGCCGGAGGAGATCCCGGCAGACGCGCCAATGGACGTGTTGAGGCGCTGGCTCGTACGGGTGGAGAAGGGCGCGGTCAAGGCCGAAGAGGCAGAGAACTGGCCGGCCTTGTCTTCGCTGGCGATGCGCGCCGCGTCGATCTCGGAAGCGATTCGGAAGGCGACGCCGCTGCCGAAACCGGACCCGAACGAGAACCCGGACATGCGGGCGCTCGCTGATCAGGTCAAGAAACGCCTTTTCGCGCTCGTTGATGAACTCCACACCCCAACAGGCAGCCCTTGATCATTCGGTTGCCTCGGCGCTGGTCGAGCGTTTCCGTCCTTTCGGGCCTGAAGGTGCGAAACGGGTGCTCGGCGCGTTCCTGGCGAAGTTCTCACCGGTCGAATTGGCTGCGCTGGCTGCAGATTGGTCCTTCTGGGGGCGCTCGAAGCAGCTACCACCGCCGGGTAACTGGCGCACGTGGGGGTTTCTGACCGGCCGAGGATTCGGAAAGACGATCGCGGCCTCGAATTTCATCAACGCCGAGGTCGAGGCCGGACGCGCGGCGCTCATTTGCCTCGTCGCGCAGGACGAACAGAGCTCAGTTGACATTCAGGTGCTCGGCCCGAGCGGTCTAATTGCGACCGCGCCGCCGTGGAATCGGCCCGTGTGGGAGGCCTCGGCCTTGCAACTCGTGTGGCCGAACGGCTCGCGCGCCTACGTGCGCACCCCGGAGGTCCCCGGAAAGATTCGAGGCCTCGAATATCACCTGATCTGGGCATCGGAGCTGCAATCGTGGCCCACGACGACGCGTGACGAGGCCTGGACGAACGTCGAACTTTCGGCGCGAGTCGGCTACGGCCGAATAGTCTGGGATGCGACGCCGAAAAAGCGCCACCCGATCCTGAAGGCGCGCCTCGCCGATCATGATCTGGATCCGAAAAAGTACGCGATCGTTCGAGGAACGACCCACGAGAACGCGGCGAACCTCGGCGACGGGTACGTAGAGAATCTTCAGCGGAAATACGGCGGGACCCAAAGGGGCCGAGAGGAATTGCTCGGGGAAATGCTCGAGGATTCTGAGCTTGCCCTGGTCAAGCAGGACTGGATTGACCGCTCGCGGCGCGCGATGCCGGCGCGGTTCACCCGCCGGGTGATTTCCGTCGACCCCGCAGTCACGAACCGAAAGGGATCCGACACGACGGGGATCGTGGAAGTCGGTCTAGGGGCCGACGGTCAGGCGTACGTGCTCGCGGATCTCTCTGGAAAGATCGACGTCGGCCGGTGGGCCGAAATCCTTCTGGACAGGTACGTGAAACACGAATGCGATCTCGTGATCGCAGAGACGAACAAGGGCGGTCAGCTCGTAACGCAGAACCTTCGAGCCGCCGCGAAAGAGCGCGGGCTTGACGTGATCGTGGTCGGGAAGGACGAGCGCCCGCGCCCCGTGCCCGGGAAGGTGTTTGTCAAGGAAGTCTACGCGCGCGGTGCGAAAGAAGAGCGCGCGGAACCCGTGGCCACGGCGTACGAACGTCGGCGGGTCTCGCACGTGAACGGCGCGGACCTCGCGTCGCTCGAAGACACACTCACGACCTGGGAGCCAGCGCCGAACGCGGACAGCCCCGGGGATCTCGACGCCCTCGTTCACGCGTGCGTCGAGCTCCTGGATCTCTCGAGCAACGTGCCAGACCCCGCGGCAGGCTTCGTGGGGATCGAACAGGCCGCGAAGCAACTCCAAGCACCCCCTAAGTCGACGTCGATCTCCACGTCGCTGACCGCTGTCTTTAGAGGGGGTCACACCGGACGAATTTGAGGCTGGTCAAAAATGGGAGCAGCCTCGAAACGAGCCAAGCGGATTCGGCAAGCTGCCGAATTCGATATGAAGAGGCTCGAAGCGCGCCTTCGGATGCCGCGCGACGGACGCACGGCGCTCGACGCGTGGTCTCTCGAGCAGATCTTCATCGCGCGCGACGAGCAAATGCTTGGTCAATTCGTGCTCCCGTCACGAATGGCCGAGATGATGCGCACGGACGATGCCCTTGCCGTCGCGCACTGGAACCGGCTCGCCCCCCAGCGGGCGATCCCGGTCAAGATCGAATCCGCGGGCGGCGCTCGGGGGGACTCGATCGCAAACGAGGCCGACGCGCTCTTTGGTCCGAACGGAGTGGGCATTCACGCCGATACGCTCGCAGATATTCACGCGTGTCTCGTCGATCACGGCGTCGCGTTTGGGTGCATCGACGCGACCCCGCGCGAGGACGGCTCCCGGGTCGACATGGAGCTTCGGTACTGGCCCATCGAATACGTTCGGTGGGATCCAGTCTTCCGACTTTTCAAAGCCCGGGCGGATCCGAACACGGTGCAGCCAGGCGACCTGCCGCAAACGGACCTGAACCCCGGCGGCTTCGATTCGTCGGGCGTCGAGTACGGCTTCGTCGGCGGCTTCTGGATCCCGGTCGTCCACGGTGACGGCCGTTGGGTCATTTTCAAGAAACACGACCTCGAGCCGTTCCGGAAAGAAGCCGCGATCCTTCCGGCGGCCCTCGTGTGGGCTCGACACGCGTTCGGGAACCGAGACTGGGCCAAAGGCTCGAAGGCTCACGGCTCCGCGAAAGTCGTGGGCGAGCTCCCGCAAGGGGTGCCGCTGCAGAACGGCGACGGCAGTCTTTCGAACGAAGCGGCGGCATTCGTCGAGCTCTTGCGCTCGATCGCGACCGAGGATTCGCCCGCGGGCATTCGCCCCGCCGGATCGAAGACTGAGTTCCTGACGAACAACTCCACGGCGTGGCAGGTCTGGCAACAACTCGTCATGAACGCGGAGCGAGCCGCAGCCAGGATTTACCTGGGAACCGACGGGACCCTAGGAACGCAGGCCAACGCGCCGGGCGTGGACGTCGATGCGCTCTTCGGCGTAGCGGCGACTCGCGTGAGCGGTGACCTCGAGTGCCTCCAGCGCGGGATCGACACGGGGTTGATCGAGCCCTGGACCGCGATCAACTTCGGCGACTCCCGATTGGCGCCCAAGCGAAAGTACCTGATCCCGAACAAGGATCAGCAAGCGGTCGACGACGACTTTGCAAAGCGCAATGACGCGTTCATGAAGGCGCTCGTCGATGCGAAGCAGGCCGGGATCCAGCTGAATCCCGTCTACATCGCCGAACTTGCGACGAAGTACCGCGTTCTCGTTCCGGCCATCGACGCCATGGCGCCAGCGACGGCGCCGGCACCCTCGAAATGATCCGAAAACGCGCCATCAAGCTAGCGGTCGACGGCGGCGAGCTCCCGACCGAGTTCCGCCTCTTCGTCAAGGGCTGGAACGAGACCGAAAACGGACGCTTTCTCTTCGACGATGCGGCCGCGAAATCGGTCATGGCCGCGTACAAGTCGTGGGGCGTCGACGTGATGATCGACCTCGAGCACGGGATGCTTGAGGTCGAACCGGGAGCCCCGGATCCCACGGCGCGCGATGCGCGCGGGTGGTGCGCCCTGGAGCTGCGCCCCGACGGCTCGCTTTGGGCCGTGGACGTGCGCTGGACGCCGGATGGCGCGCAGCGTCTCGAGCAGAAACGTCAACGATACATCTCGCCCGCTTTCGAAACGGACCCGAAGACGAAGCGGGTCGTTCAAATCATCAACGTTGCGATCACCGCGCTGCCGGCGACGCACAAGACGCCGGCGCTTGTCGCCGCTTCAAAAGGGAAAAACGGAATGGACCCGAGTCTGGTCAAGCAGGCACTCGAAGCGATCGAGAAGGGCGACGCGAAAGCGGCGCTGGACATCCTCAAGGGCCTTGTCGCCTCGGCCGCCGGCGCGGATCCGGACGCCGATGGCGACGATGACGGCTCAGAGGGCGACGGCGCCGAGGGCGTGGCGCCGCCCGAGACCGAGGCCGTCGAGGATCCCGAGGTCGTGGAGAACGACGCCGCCGACGGCGACGGGCCGCCCTCGAGCAAGAGCGGATCGGACGACGATGACGATGGCCCCCCGGCGAAGAAGGCCGCGCGCAAGGCGCTTCACGCAATGCTTTGCCGGATTACCGGGAAGAAGACCCTCGCCGAGGCGGTGGCTGAGGTGGACGTATTTCGGGCGTCGCACCTTACGCTCGAGACCGAGCGTCAGAAGCTCGCCAAGGAGCGCGCGACCCTCGAGAGCGCGGAGCGTCGAGGTCTCTGCGCGGAGCTCGTGCGCCTCGGCGCCGAGTTCCCGTCCACGGTGTGGGCCGATCCCACTTCGAAACAGCCGGTCAAGCTGAAGTCTCGTTGGCAGAATATGCCACTCGAAGAGCTGCAGTCACACGTGGCCGAGCAGCGGGCCGCGCGCGGAAACAAGGCGCCCGCGGCGCCGAAGCCGCCTCACGGTAAGGCCGGGGCGGAGGTGACCGAACTGGCCGTAACTCTCGACGACGGGAAGATCGTTCAGCTCTCGGCCGACGAGGTTCGCATTTGCAAATCTCACGGCGCGGATCCGAAGGACTTTGCGGCGCTGAAGGTTCGCCGAGACAGCGCGAAGGGGTGAATTGATCATGTCGAATCTTACGAAGGGTCAGGCGCCGAAGCCGTATGGTCAGGGCGGCCGATTCGCGGTTCTGCCGATGAAGGCGAGCGCTCAGGTTTACCAGGGCGCGATGGTCGCAGAGATCAGCGGCGCGGTGTGCACCGGGACGACCGCGGGCGCCGGTGATTGCATCGGCGTTGCGGAAGCCGATGCGCTCGGGGGCGCGAGCGACGGCAGCACGCGAGTCCAGGTCTGGTACGACAAGATCTTTCGCATGGCCGCGGGCACGAACGCCCCGACTGATGCGACGCCGATGTTCGCGCCTCTCTACATGGAGACGGACAACACGGTCGGCACGGGTGCGGCGGGTCAGCGGCTGGCCGGCTATTTCATGGGCTTCGAAGACGACGGCTACGTGCGCGTCTATTTCGGGAAGCTCGGTGGAAATCAGCTCGTGGCCGTGAACGGTGCTGCGCTGGCCGATACGGCGACGCAGACCGCCGAAGTACAGGGGCCCGTCAACCGGTTCACGTTCGCGACGATGTCGCAAAACTCGACCGTAACGCTGTCCACGACCGGCGCGGTCGCGGGGGACGTCGTCACGATCTCGCGCACCGACACGAGCGCGCACACGCTCGCCGTCGTCGACGGCGGCACGGGTACGCCGACCCTCGCAACGCTGGTCGCGTCGAAGGTCGGTTTCGTCAAAGCCTGGTTCGACGGCACGAACTGGCATCTTGATTCTTGCTCGGGCACCTGAGCGAACTGAAGGGACACTAGAAAATGCCTCTCAATCCGTTTTTCGTTCAGGATCAGCTTCCGGCAACCTCGCAGGCGGCGATCCGTGAATTCAACGATCGCTACCTCGCGGTTCTCGCGGCCTCGAAGCCCTCCGGGTGGGCCGACACTCTCGGCGAGATGATTCCGACGGATCGTCCCGAGGTCACGTTCCCGATCAATCAGCTCCGTACGCAATACAAGCGGACCGAGGGCGAGAGCGGGTTCAAGAAGCTCCTTGAGTCGAGCTTCGACGTCAAGACCGAGGAATTCGACGACGGTTACGAGGCAAAGCTTCGTGATCTGCTTCTGAAGGTCTTCGCCTATCGCAACTGGCAGAAGGCCCCCGAGCGCCTCGTGCTCGCCGAGGAGCAGCACAGGCACAATCAGATCGCGATCATCCTGGACGGCTCCGGGACCCGCGGCGGCGCGGTTGGGAGCGCGAACGATCCGGGCGGCGTCGGCCGGACGTGCGTGGACGGCGTCGACTTCTTCTCGCCTTCGCACCCCGTGAACATGGGCGATAGCTCGGTCACGATGAAAACGACGGGTTCGGCGACTTGGTCAAATTACCAGTCGAGTGCGAAAAACGTGCTCGGCTCGCTCGCGTCCGGCAACACTGGGACGTTCGCAATCGACTACCTCCAGGCTGAGGTTACGTCGATGCAGAACGGCGTTCCGGACGAAAACGGCATTCTGCTGGGCGCCGACCCGGATACGATCGTTATTCCTAACGATTATGCCGAGCCCCTGCGCATCGGCCTGGCAAACTCGCGCATGCTCGCGAACATCCAGGTGAACAGCAATCAGGCCGTTGGCGCTGCTGCGCTTGATAACCCGTACGTCGGCCGCTTCAACGTCGTCGCCGCGAAGGAATTCACCCAGGCGAGCGGCTCGACCGCGGACTGGTATCTGATCGACTCGAAGCTGATTCGCGCCGGGATTTCGCCGTGGCTGTCTCTTCGCGAGACGGTGCCGCAGTCCCTCGCGCTTCGCGTTTTTGATGAGAGCACGGACTACTTCAAGAACACCGGGAATATCAAAATGAGTTCCCATATCTGGTACGGCTTTTCTCTCGTGCTGCCGCACGCGATTCGCCGTATCAAGGGGCCCACGCGGTGACCGCTTACGCGGCGATCAGTGACGTGTACAGCTATGGGCTTCCCCGGGGTGCCCTCGGCAACCCGGGGCGGCTCGTGGACTCGTCCCTCGCCGCGACGAGCGCGATCACTCTCTCTGAGCACGGGTTCGTGGCCGGCGACGCGGTCTCGCTCCGGGCGACGGCGGGCGGGAACCTTTCCGCGCCCCTCGTCGCTGGGACCACGTATTACGTCCTCCCCCTCGACGATTCTACGTTTCAGCTTTCGTCGACTCCGAACGGAAGCCCGATCACGCTGACGTCGGACGGCGTGTCCGTGGTCGTGACCGCCGATCTACCATTCGCTGCGTTGCTCGAGTTCTACTCGCGCTTCGTGGACGGGTTCCTCCCGGCGCACATGGTGCCGCTGCCCGCGCCGTATCCCGTGACCGTCGTGGGCATCGTCGCCCAGCTCGTGGCGGCGCGGGTCCAGATCCTCTCGGGCATGACCTCTGGGTCGATGCGCGAGGCCGAGCTATCGGCCAAAGCGCAGTTGGAGCGGTGGACCGCCGGCCTTCCGGTGCGCGATGCGGCACCGACGACGGTCTCGACGAACCTCGCCGTTGTGAAGTCGGACCGACACGAGAACAGAATCGGGCGACCCTTGTACGGCTGCGGATCCGGTTGGGGCGAGGGCTGGGAATGAAATCGCTCGCGCAGTTCTCCCAGGATCTTCGGCGCCTGCCTCGCGTTGTCGCGCAGAAGGTCGCGGCTGCGGCGGCGCCGGTCCTGACGGAGCTCGCGAAGAGCACCTTCGACGCCAGCGAGGACGCGTACGGTATCGATTGGGCGCCGGGCGCGAGAGGGCAAAAGGTCACCCTCCGCCGATCAGGTGACCTCGCGACGTATATCCGGTACGTCGCGATCGGGACGAAGCTTCGTGTCGCCCTCGGGGTGAAGTACGCGAAATATCAGGTGGGCAAGCGCCCCGTGTTCCCGAAGCAGCATGGTGAGCTCCCAGACGCGTACGTGCAGGCGCTTCAGCGGACTGCCGTGAGAGTCGTGAAAGAAGAAATGGGCCAGTAAGGCGCCTAGCGCCGTGGAGGCGCCGTGATTCACGAGATCGGGGTACAGCTCCAAGCGGCGCTGCAAGCGAAGGGCTGTCCGTTCGTCGTGATCGACGGCCCCGAGCGTCGCCCTACGACGACGTTCGCGCGCGAGCGCGTGGTGATCGAGCGCGACATGAGCGCCGGTGATACGTTCGCCGCGACGCACCTGCCAGGCAAAAATCCGGTTACGCGTCTTACGCGGCTGATCGGGTGCAAGATCACGATTTACGCCCGAGCCCCAAGCAAAGGCGCGCTCGAATTCGAGCATTTCCGTCGCGCCGAACAGGTTCTAGACGTGGTGCTGATTGCGCTCTACGGGATCGCGAAGGGTCGACAGAATCAAGTCGCGTTCACGTCAGGAAAGTTCGTCGAGCCGCCGGATCTCACCGAGGGCGAGACGATGGGCGGCGCCGTTTACGAACTTCATTTCACTTTCGATCGTGGCGTCGCAGACCGTACTTGGGCGGGGGCCGCGCAGCCGACCGCGAACGTCGCGTCTGGGACCATTCAAAGTACAACGAACGTTTCAGGGATCGTCGAGGGCGGCGGTTCCGAGTCCGAAACCGCGTGCGGTAACGGCGGCACTTAGCGCGTTACGCGCTTGAGGAAAAACATGGAGCTTCTTCCCTCGGCCACTCTGCAGATCAATGAAGCCGCCGGCGCTCCCGCGGGCGGCTCCGGTTACGCCGTCGTCATGGCGTGCGTGGCGCAAAATGCCGACTTCGTTCCGCGCGTGATGTCGTCGACGCAAGACCTCCTCGACGAGTACACATATTCGCCTGGCGTGGATTACTGCGCGCTCCATTTCGCGCAGACCAAAAAGCCGATCATCTTCGTCGGGCTCCCGATCGTCACTCAGGGAACCGTGAGTCAGCTCGACACGTCCGCCGTCACGGGTACGTCGGCCGTTTCCGTGACGGCCGGAGCAAACGGCGCGATGGAGGAGACGGACGGAGTCCTGACCGTCGTCTCTGGAGGCACTGTCGGGACGGATCAGATCACGTTTGATCTCTCGCTTGACGGCGGGACGACGACTCAGCGGGTTCGGCTCGGGACGAATTCGAGCTACACGATCCCCTATGTCGGCCTGACGTTGAACGTCGGTGGCGGAACGCTGAACGCCGCCGACGAGGTAACCTGGCACTCGAGCGCTCCCATGTGGGGCTCGACGGCCATCGCCTCGGCGCGCGCCGCGCTCGCGGCCCAGCAAAACCCCGCGCGTTCGTGGCTCGTCGAGGGCGAGCTCCCGACGAGCACCTTCGCCGGCTACGTCGTGACCGAGGCGGCGAATTACGAGACGACGAACGAGCGATACGTCTACGCGCGGGCGCAGGTGGCCGACCGGCACCTTGCGAAGAAATCGAAGAGCGCCGTCCACATGACGGCGGCGAGCGTGACCTTCGACGGCACCGGCCACACGATCACACGCGCGGCCGGGTCCTTCCTGACCGACGGCTTCGCGGTTGGGGACGCGGTCTCTATCGCCGGCAGCACGTCGAACAACGGCGTGAAGGCGATCACGGCGCTGAGCGCGACCGTGATGACCTTCGCGTCGGGGGTCACGAGCGAGGGCCCGGACGCCACCGGCGTTTCGATCACCGGATCGGCTGCGATCACGTTCGCTGCGTCGGGATTCACGGTCACGCGTTCGAGCGGGTCATGGACCGCCGACGGCTTTGCGGTCGGTCAGTCGGCGACGTTCGCCGGCACCACGTCGAATAACTTCACGGGGACGATTACGGCTCTCTCGTCGACGGTCATGACGTTCGCGTCCGGCGTCGCGGACGAGGGGCCGCTTCTCGATTCGACCGTGTCGTGCGTGCAGAATCTGACGATGGCCGCATGGGTGTCCGCGCAGACCGCGGCGTTCGCGACGATCGACGCAGACAAGCGCATCGACCTCGGGCTCGGGCGCGCCCGGGTGCAGTCGCCGATCCATGGCTGGGAGCTCCGGCGCCCGTGCCAGTGGGCGGTATCTATCCGGGAGTATCAGCACGACGTCCAGATCCCGACGTACCGCAAGGCTGACGGTCCGCTTACCGGGTTCTCGCTCACGGACGACAACGGGAACACGGCGGAGTTTGATGAGAACATCGACGGCGGCGGGCTCGCGGGGCGCTTCACGTGCCTCCGGAGCTACAGCAATGGCCCCCTCGGCGCGTTCGTCGCGCTCTCGCTCACGAGGGACACGGAAGGGGCGCTTCTGTCCCGTACGCACAACATGGCCGTTGCGAACGTCGCATGCACGACGGTGCAGGCCGAGACAGAGAACGCGATCGGGCAGGTACTCGTGCTGAACGCCGATGGCACGGGTACCGATGCGTCTCTCTCGCTGATTGAACAGCGGGTGAACACGCAACTGCAGAACGCCCTATTGCAAAATTTCCAGGAGGGCCCGCGCGCGAGCAAGGCCGTTTGGACGGCGAGCCGCACGGACGTTCTCTCTGCGCCCGGTGCGACCCTCAACGGGACTGTCGCCTTGGAGCTGAATGGAACTCTCGAGCAGATCGCGACGTCGGTCGCCGTTTCGTAAGGAGCTGACATCGTGGTAAATCAGGCATACCCCAGCTTGAATGATGTTGAGCCGTCGTGGGCCGACATCGCCGTTACGTTCACCGTGACCGGCGGATCGCTGATCACGATGGCCGATATCAAGGCGCTGAAATGGTCTCGCAAGGTCGACGTCGGAGAGAAGCGCGGAGCGTCCGGCGGGCGCGTCATGGCGCGCACTACGGGCCAGGGCTCGCAGGAAGCTTCTGCGACGCTCTATCGGAGCGGCGTGCGGAACCTGATCAAGGGCTTGGTCTCGCAGGCGCCGACGCGAGGCAATCAGGCGATCATCTCCCTGGTCTCGTTCGACATCCTGATCCAGCACACGCCGCCCGGCGAGACCGAGATCTATCAGACGAAGATCAAGGGGTGCCGGTACCTCGGCGACTCGGACGACATGAAGGAAGGCACCGACGCTGACACGTTGGAGTTGACCCTCAATCCAATCGAGATCGCGAACATCATCAACGGCCAGGAAGTGGTGCTGTTGTGACGTGTCGTCGACCGGCGACGTTTCGTGACGTCGCCGATCGCTTACTTTCTTAGGAGGAATCATGTCGACGCTCGAAGAAATCGAAAAACGCCGCGCCGAACGGCGCGCGAAGCACGACCAGGATCGTCTCGCGCAAGAGGCCCTGGATCTCGAAGCGATCGACGCGCTCGAGGCCTCAAGCGGCGAACCGCTACACACGATGACCGCGAACGGCTTCAAGCCCGGTGTCTCGGTCAAGATTGCGTTTCGCGCACCCACGGCGCTCGAGTACAAGCGTTACGCTGACATGATCGGCCGGGCGTCGCAGAAGAACGACCCCGCCGAGCGTCGGCGCGCTGCCGAGCTCCTTGCGGCGGCGTGCTGGGTTTATCCGGCAAAGGATACCGAAGAGCGCGCGGCGATGCTCGAGGCCTTTCCCGGCGTTCTGATTTCTCTTTCGATCGAGGCGGCGAAGGTCGCCGAGCTCCGGGCCGAAGACGAGGGAAAAGGCTGAAGGCCCGCGTCGGCGAGGCGCAAACAAGCCCCGGCGCGCTGGCCGCTTGCTTCCTGGCGTGGCTCCCGCCCCCTGACGACGGCGTCGACCCCCGCGCCGCCGCGTTCGTGCTCGCCGAGACCGTCTTGCTCCATCGCCGAAGCCTCACACGAAAGTAAAGCGGGCCTTTACCTATGAGCGACGATTCGGCCACCTTTACCATCGATATCCCCGTCAACGCGCCGGGGGTCGATGCCGCTGCGTCAGCGATCGAGCGGCTGCAGGCCCAGTTGGACGCCGCGAGCAAGGCGGCGCTCGCGGCGTCCGATGCCGTGAAGGCGGGCGAGGCGTCGTACAGCGCGGCCCAGCGCTCGGCCGACAACGCGGCGAAGGCCCTCGAGCGGATTGGGATCGCGGCCGAGGCCCAGCGCGGGAAGCTGCAGGCGGCGATGGACGCCGGAGACATGAAGGGTGCCGAGCGCGCGGCCTCGACGCTGCAGAACCTCATCCAGCGTCAGGCCGAGGCGGCAGCGAAGGCGCAGGCCGCGAAAACCGCGCTCGACGCGCAAGCCGCGTCCCTCGACAAGTTGCAGGCCGAGGCGAAGAAGGCCAGCGACGCCGAAGAGGCGTTGACGAAAGAGCTCGCGGCGGCCGAGAAATCAGAGAAGAACGATTCGAAAGCTGAAGAGAGCGTGGGCGAGGGTTTCAAGTTCGAAGGCCTCGAACGGGGCCTAAACAAGCTCGGGGGCCCTCTCGGGACGTTCGGCGCGAAGATCGCGGGCCTCGGCTCGGGCTACGACAAGCTCCAGAAGTCTCTTGGTGACTCCGCGCCTGAGGTGATCGCGGCGGTCGGAATCGCGGCCGTGGGCGCGGCGCTCGTCGCCGCCGCAGCCGCCGCGGTCGTGGCCATCGCGAAGATCGCAGAGTGGGCGATCGGGCTCGCGGACGCGAACCGGAACGCGCTGCTTCTCTCCCAGGGGATCACTCGAAGTATCGCGGGCGGGACCGCTCTCAACGGAGAGATCAATTCCCTGACGAAGACCCTTCCTCTGACTCAGGAAGAGCTTCAGGGGATGGCGCAGAACCTCGCAAACTCGGGGCTTCGGGGCCAGGCCCTGAGCACCGCCCTGGATCGAGCGGCGACGAACGCCGCGCGCCTGAAGTTCGGCCCGGACTTCGCGAAAGAGATGCTGTCCTTGGATCAACAGTCCAAGGTCTTTCAGGCGAACATCGCGCAGGTCTTCGGGGGCCTGAAGACGGACGCCCTCATGGAGGGGCTTCAGAAGCTGATTGCCCTGTTCGATCAGAATACAGCGAGCGGCAAAGCACTGAAGGCGCTCTTCGAGAGCCTGTTTCAGCCTCTCGTCGACTGGGTCGCGAAGCAGGCGCCGAAGATCGAACGGTTCTTTCTCCAGTTGGAAGTCTGGGTCATGAAGGGAATGCTGATGATCAAGCCCTACGGCTCGACCATTGGCAAGGTGCTCGAGGCGTTGGCGATCGGAATTGGCGCCGTCGTCGCGGTGGTCGCCCTGTTCGCGGCGGGCGTAGTAATGGCCATCGGGGCGATTCTCGTGGTCATCGGCGGACTCGTCGCCGGGGTCGTGTGGCTCGGCGTCGAGTTCGTGAAGGCTCAGACGGCCGTCGCGAATTTCTTCAAAGGCCTCGACCTCGGTGCCATGGGCAAGAACTTGATCGATGGTCTCGTGAACGGGATCAAGAACGGGGCGACCGCCGTCTTGAACGCGATGAAGGGCGTGGTCCAGGGCGCGATTGATGGGGCGAAGAAGCTCCTGGGGATCGCGTCGCCGTCGAAGGTCTTCGCCGAGATCGGAATGCAGACCGGCGCCGGCATGCAGGGCGGCGTCGAGAAATCGGCGGGCGGCGTGCAAGGCGCGCTCGAGTCGATGGTCTCGCCCCCGCTCGCGAGTGCGGGGAAGGGCGGCGCGATGCCGGCCGGCGGAGGCGCCGGAGCGAAGGGCAGCCACACGTTCCAGATCATCATCAACGGCGTCGCCGGGGCCGAGGAAGCGGTTCAGCAAATCGTTGAGTCGGTGACGCGGATCTTGGAGGGCGATACGTCGCAAGTCGGCGCGGTCGCTCCAGGCTGATGCCGAACGTAATCGATGACGAGGATCTGTATAACGTGATCGTGCTAGGGGGCGTCTCGTCCCCGGGCAAGGTCACGTTGTCAGGCCACGACCGTGTCACGAACTGGGACGTGAAAACGTCCCCGTATCTCAACGGCGCCACGACGACGTTGAAAGGCACCCCACCGATCGAGTTCTCGGCCTCGTTCTACTTGGTCAAGGACGTGGCCCAGGGCACTGACGATTTCGCGGACTGGGACACGTTCGTCCAGATCATCAATACGACGGTCGCCGGGAACAAGCCGAAGGCCCTCGACATTTATCACCCGGACCTCGCTGCGAACGACATCAAGAGCGTCGTCAAGGCCTCGATCGGCGGCATGGTCTACGACGGCAAGGGCGGCGGCACGGTCCTCGTCAAGTTTCAGGAATACCGGCCGCCGCGGATTCAGGGCGGTACACCGAAGGGCAGCGGCAAAGGCGGACCGGATCCGAATCAGGACCTGAAAAACGAACTCAATCAGCTCACGAATCAGTACCAGAACACACCATGGGGATAGCGGCTTCGCTCAACGGAAACCGCGTCACGGACGTGCGCTCCACGATCCCCGGTTGGGGGGTCTCGTACCACGACGTGACCGTGGACGGGAACGTGACCCTCTCCGGCGCCGTGACCCTGGTAGTCGCGGACCTGACCATCGCCGGAACGATCCTGACGGGCGGTTCGTCGGGCGCGGGACGTTCTTTCTTCCGCCTCGTCGCCGGTGCCGGGGGGTGGGGGAAGCAGCTCCCGGCGAAGAGCTACTCGAACGATTTCGGGGTCAAGCTCCTGACGGTCCTGCAGGACGCGGCGACGGCCGTGGGCGAGACGCTGGACACGACCACGATCGATCCGAAGGCGACCTTGGGGCCGTTCTTCGTCCGCCCTGCGGGGCCTGCGTGCCGGCTCCTGGAGCAGCTCTCCTCAAGCTCCTGGTACATCGGCGAGGATGGGAAGACGCGCCTCGGTGCCCGCCCGGCGACGACGCTCTCCACGAAGGTCACGTACGTGGTCCCGCTCGACCTCGCGCGGGGGACCGTCACGATCGCGAGCGAGACGATCGCCAACATCCTGCCGGGCCTCGCCGTCGACGGGCTCACGGCGGTCGACGTGGAGCACGAGTACTCGGCGGCGAACGGGCTCCGGTCGAAGATCTGGGGGCGGCAAGGTGGGGCGGCGTCGCGTCGGATCTCGGCGCTTCGGGCACTTGTCGATCAGCTTGACCCCGACCGGGCTTTTCGCGGGACATGGGAATACCGGATCGTGACCCAGGACGGCGTTCGTCTGAACCTGCAGCCGGTGCGTGCGTCGTCCGGTATGCCCGACCTCGCGCGCGTCATGGTGCGCCCCGGGGTCCCCGGCTTCAGCGCTCAGCACATGCTCGGCGCCCGGGTGCTCGTCACGTTCGTGGACGGTGACCCGAGTCGGCCCGTTGTCGTGAGCTTCGAGGATGCCGAGGGCTCGGGCTTCTCGCCGTCGTCCGTGTCGATCAGCGCGGGCGGCATGGCGGCGACCGAGCACGTGACGACGATCGAAGCCGTCGTGAATTTGCTGATGGCACTCATGCCGGCGGTCATTACCGGCGGCTCGCCGGCGCCATTGACCGATCCGCAGTTGGCCGCAGCCGTTGCGGCTGCAGCTTCGGCGGACCTGACTACGTCAGCGCCTCTGTCTATGGCCGCGATTCTGACCGCCCTATCGGCCAAATCAAGCGATCAGACCGGGACGAAGCCAGGTGTCGGATGTCCGAATCTGAAAGTCGGATAATGCAAGTCGCTGATCTGACCGACGACGAGGCCCAAACCGCGGCCTACATCGCCGGGATCTTCGACTGGCGCGACCGAGACCACTTGAATGCACTTCTCGAGGCCTGGCCTTGCCTTCCCCTGCCCCCGTCAATTTCGGAACCGATACCTCGTGTACGGATTCCCTCCGAACCGGGCGCCTCGTCTCCGGCCCCCGGCTCGTCGCCGAGGCCTGTTACCGGCGCCTGATCACACCTCGAGGCTCCCTCTTTGGGGGCGACGATGAAGCGAATTACGGGCTCGATCTCGCGGACCTAATCGGCTCCGTCTCGACGAAAGCGCAAGTCGCCGCGCTGCCCGGGCAGATTCAGACCGAGCTTCTCAAGGACGAGCGGATCACGTCGGCGTCCGCGACGGTCACGGCGTCGAAGTCCGGGCCCTCGGTCACCTACCAGATCTCGATCAGCGCCCAGACGGACGCCGGGCCGTTTTCGCTCGTCCTTTCCGTGTCTGACGTCACCGTATCGCTTTTGGGAATGCAGGCATGAGCCAGACCCCCAGCCTGGAAAGTTTGCTGATCCAGCAAACTCAACCCCAGATCTACGCGGCGGCCCTGCAGATCGCGCAGACCCTCGGTCTGCCCGTCTCGTCCTGGCAGGCGGGCGATCCGACCCGGTCTCTCTATTATCTCGAGTCGCAGATCCTTGCCGCCCTGGAGCAAGTCGTCGTCGGCTACATTCAGTCCGGTTTTCTGGACTACGCCTCGGGTACGTGGCTGCAGATCCTCGCGCAACAGGTGTTCGGGGTCACGGTCCCCGCGGCGACGTACGCCGAGACGAGCGTCACCCTCACGAATTCCGGCGGCGCCGTTTATATCCTCGAGGCGGGCGATCTGACGTTCCGGAATTCGACGACGGGGGCCACGTATCACAACACGTCCGGCGGCACGTTGCCGGCTATCGTCGGCAGCACGCCCGGGACCCTGTCCGTCACGGTGACCGCGGACCAGGCGGGCTCCGCGGGCTCGGCATCAGCGGGCGAGATCGACGCGCTCGTGACTACGCTCCTGGGAGTCACCGTCACGAACCCAGCGGCGGCCGTGGGCGTCGATCAACAGGACGATTCGGTGACCCGGCAGCAATGCCGGAACAAGTTAGGATCCCTCTCGCCCAACGGCCCCGCGTCCGCGTACTCGTACGTCGCGCAGAATTCAACCCTTACCGGGATCCAGACGGTCACGCGCTCGCGCGTGTATCCGGACTCAGACACCGGCGACGTTCAGATTTACGTGGCTGGCCCGAGCGGCGGCGTCTCCTCGGGCGACGTCGCCGCCGTTCAGAGTGCGATCGAGAAGTGGGCAACGCCCCTGTGTATCACGCCGACCGTTTCGAGCGCGAACAACGTCACGGTGAACGTGACCTATACGCTTTGGGTTTACCAGAGCATCAATCAGACCTCGTCGCAGATACAGGCGTCCGTGCAAACGGCCCTCGAGAACCTGTTCGCAGCCCGGCCCATCGGCGGCGACATCATTCCGCCGGCGACGACGGGCGCCATGTACGTCTCCCTGATCGAGTCCGCGATTCGGAACGTGGTCGACCCTCAGGCCTTTCGCGTGTCCGTCTCGGCGCCCTCGAGTGATACGGCGCTCGGAAACGGTGACGTGCCGGTGCTCGGGACCGTGATGGCAACAGTGACCTTCGTACCCGACCCCCAGTGACCCCAGCAATGAACACGAACTTTCGCTCGGCCCGGAAGTTCATGGGGCCCGCATGGCTCACGACCGAGGGCGATTCGGGACTCGTCGGCTATTCGCTGGACGCGGTCAAAGACGCGTTCATGGAGCGCCTTCGGCAAGGTCTCCTCGCGCGCCTCCCGCAGAACGAACCCACGGGACAGACGACACCCGCGGACGACGCCTTGGCGGCGATGGGCCGGGACCGGCGAATCGTCCGGGGGCTGAACGAGGTCGCTCCGACGTACGCCGCGCGGCTCCTGCGCTGGCTCGACGACTGGCAGACGGCCGGGAACCCGTTCGCCTTGCTGAAACAGTTGGCGGCCTACTGCGGGGACGGCCCGGCTTTTCGAACCGTCGACGCACGCGGGAACTGGTACTCGCTCGCCGCTGACGGAACGCCCTCGGTTCTGGTCAATCAGGCTAACTGGGATTGGGACTCGGACCCTTCGGCGCTCGCGAAATGGTCCCGGTTCTGGGTCATCATCTACCCGAACGGCCTTTGGCTACCGGGGCCGACTTATGGCGCGTCCGGCATCGCGTGGGGTGACACTGACCGCACGTGGGGCTCGACGGCGACACCGGAAGAAGTGGCGAGTGTTCGTGGCATCGTCTCGGACTGGAAGCCGGCCGGGACCCGGTGCGTGAACATCGTCTTGGCTTTCGATAACACAAGCTTCGATCCCGCGACGACGCGCGACGGGACCGGCCTCCCAGACGGGACATGGGGGCGCTGGAGCAAGGTCTCCGGCGGCGCCTACGTGCCCTCTCGTCTTTCGAGTGCTCGCTATTGGGATGGGGTGTAACGTGGCCGTTGATCAATCCTGGGCTGAATCGCTTATCGCCGGCTACAAGGCGATTCAGGTCAGCGGTGTTGCCCTCCCTGCACGCAATTCGCTGACCCTCGGCGCCGGTCTCTCTGCCGTCGACGATCCGACGAATCAGGCGACCGTCCTGAGCGTGCCTCAGCTCGACGGTCTTCAGATAAACGTGCGCGCCGTCGGAGCGCTCGGGAACGGCACCCACGATGACACGTCAGCCATTCAGGCGGCGGCGACCGCGCTGTCTCTCCTTGGGGGCGGCAAAGTCAAGCTCCCGTCCGGGAATTACCTGGTCTCGAATCAAATCAATGCGCCCGCCGGCGTTTCTTTCGAGGGCGATGGTCGAGGCAACACGACGATTACGTGCTCGGGGACAGCGGCGGTCTTCCACCTGTTCTCCGCGACATCCCAAAATGGAGTTTCCTTCCGAGACTTCTCGGTCATCGGCAACGGCAACGCCCCGTCCTCCCTTGGTCTCGCCAACGGGATCAACCTGACGAACTGCAACGGCGTAGTGATCCAAAACGTGTACGTCACCGGCAGCGGCGGCGCCGGAGCGTTCTTGGACACCTGCAACGACGTGGTCATTGCCGACAGCACTTTTTACGAGTGCGGTCAGTCGCCAAACACCGAGGACCATGGAGTTGGCATCGCGGCGACCAGTGGCCCGATCGACAACTACCGGATCACCGGATGCACGTTTTCGAACAGTGCTCGCAAGGGTCTGGGCTGGGACGGATTTGGTAACACCGTCACCAACTTCGTCGTGGCCGGGTGCACGTTCGAGAACAACGGCCTGAACGGAATCGCGTTCAACGGCTTCTCGTCGTCTCAGAACAACAACGCTGGCACCATTTCCGGATGCAGCTTCTACGAAGAGGTCAACCCGATCCAGTTGGGCAGCCTGGCTGGGTTCACGATCTCCGGCTGCACGATGTTCAAGACGCGAGGCAGCGCCCAAGTTTACTTGGACGACTGCCATCAGGGATCCATCGTAGGTAATTCGATGGGCAACCCGTCCGTGTCGATGACCGGCTCGCCGTCTATCACCTTCGCGAGTGGTGGGCACACGATCACGCGCGCGACCGGGTCCTTCATTACGGACGGATTCGTTGTCGGCAACACGGTGACAGTCGGCGGATCGACGTCGAACAACGGCACGCACGGACCGATCACGAGCCTGTCTGCGACCGTCATGACGTTCGCGAGCGGGATCACCACCGAAGGCCCCGACAGCGGGGTCACCATTGCCGTCTCGAACGACACTAACGGCGTTCTGTGCCAAGATAACATCGCCGTATGCACGTTTCTCTCGCTGGTCGGCAATACCATCTACAACCTGACCGACACGGGTATCGTGTTGGTCGGTGTCACGGACAGCGTAATTGCCAGCAACAACATCAACGGCAACGCCTACGGCATCAAGGAAGAAAGCGGCGCAACGCGTAACCTTATCTACGGCAACAACTCCAGCGGAAACTCGACAGCAAATTACGTCCTTCTCAGCTCGGCCTCAGTCGAGGCGCCGTCGATCACCTTCCCCGGGACGTCAGCGGCTAGTGGGCTTCTGCGCGGGCCGACGGCAAGCAATTGGATCGCGGTGCGCAACTCCGGCAACAGCGCGGACGTCGTAATTGTCCAAACGGACGCCTCGGCTGACGCGTTCTTCGGGGCCCCGGGATTCGCCGGCGCGTCAGGGATCCCCACGGCCACGCTGGGGGCAGACTCCGCCGTCTGGATCGGAGTTGACGGCTCGAAGTACATCGTCTGCAACACCACGGGAATCGGGTTCTATCCAGGGACGACGCCAGTCGCGCAACCTACGCGAGTCGGTCAGCTCACGAGCGGCGGGGGCAGCGCAGGCAGCGGGACGACCGACGTCGGATCGAGCTTCAGCCAGTCGACTCTGAACAACAACTTCACGACTTTGGTCGCAAGGATCAATGCTCTGGAGCTTGTCCTGCACAACGTGGGGCTTACGCAATGAGACTTGGACTCGGTCTCAATAGAGAGGGTCAGACTGGAGCGGAAATGTACCGCTTCCGACCCTCCATGATTGCGGGTAACACGTTGTGGCTGTCCGGTGGTCTAGGTGTCGTCGGATCGCCTGTCTCACGTTGGAATGACCAAAGTGGACAAGGAAACGACTTCGTTCAGAGCTCGTCCGGCGCACGACCGACCTTCAGCGCCGCGGGGGGACCGAACGGCTTACCCTGTTTGACTGGTAACGGTTCGTCCCAGTTCTTGATCAGTACTTCGCTGCCCGCGCAGCCTACGGCTTGTTCGATCTTCACCGTTCAGAAGGCAAGTGCACGTACGCCGCTGGGTTGCTCGTTTTCGATCGGAAACAACAACGGCATTGCGGCGGCAGTCGATGGTACAGGCAACGTTGAGCGTGATGTGCTCGCGGGCGGTGTGGCGTGGATACAGGACTCAACCCTGAGCGACACCACATCGTGGGAAAAATGGACGATTACGGGCAGTGCAGCACCGCTGCAGACTCTTCGCGTCAACGGAGCCGCCCGAACGATTAGCCCGAGCAATTCCTCGACAATAGCGGCCACCACGGGGTCCACAATTTTCTCGCAGACTGCGGCCGGGTCGTCTTTCTGGAACGGCTCCGTTGCCGAGATCATCGTTTTCGACCGCGTTTTGAGCGCCGCCGAAATTGCGCGAGTCGAAGGCTACTTGAGTTGGAAGTACGGCCTGTAAGGCCAGAGGGTGACAGGATGACGACTACTGGAGCAAGTCTCGAACCGGTCGATCCGGTAAACCTTCTCACGTCCACGACCGGCGCGGTGCAAACCGTCGGCGCGTCAGACGTGCTTATGAGCGCGGTCTTCTCGAATAGTGCCGGCGTCGCGCACCGGATTTATTGCTGCTCGACGGGCAACCTGGCGATCAAGCGAGTGAACGATTCGGCGTTCGTCGTGTACCCGGTTTTTGCCGGTCAGTACATCGACGGCCGAATCGTCGCCGTCGGGGGCACCGGCTCCGGCTCGACCTCGGGCGCGACGTACATCCCGGAGGTCTGACCGTGAGCAGCTCCGAACAGGGCGGCGCGTCGATCCTAACCGGCGTCGTGACAGCATTCGTCGTGTCAATCCCGTCGCCAGTCATTACGTACGCGGAAAAACTTGTGTCGGCCCTGGTCCTGGCGATGGTCGCCGAGGGCGGCCGACGTCTCGTGGCTTTTCTTTGGAAAGGTAAGAAATCGTGAACCTGAAGGCTATCCACTACGTGATCCTCGTCCTGAGCGGGATCGTCTCCGTTTGCCAGTTCGTGGCGCAGCAATTCCCCGCCGAGGCGGCCCTTGCGGGCGCCATTGCCGGGATCTGCGCGTCTCTTACGGCGACCCTCGGGATCCTGTCCCCGGGTGCGTCGACGCCCGCGGCGGCGCTGCCTGCCCCTTCGCCCGCTCCGGCTCCTGCGCCGTCGGTGCAATCGTCCGTCGCGTCGCAGACGGCGCCCGGCGTCGCGGCCCTGCAGGCGAGCGAGGTGAAGTCGTGAACGCCCTTAGCGCCGTGAAGCGGCTCTTCCTCGGGCTCGTGCTCTGCGTCTCCGTCGCCGCGTGCTCACTCTTCGGCCTCGGCTCGGGCGCGTCGGCGCCGGGCCTTCCGCCGGACGCCTCGGCCGCCCAGGTCAACGCCGACGAGGTCGTGCAGGGGCTCGCCGATGCCTGGAATGCAGCCGTACCGGTGTGCCTCGGCGCCGAGAAGGCGGGCGCGTTCCCGGCCGGGTCCTGCGCCAAGGTGCTCCTCCCCGCACACGATGCGCTTCTCGCCGCCGGCGCAGGCATCGACGCGTGGAATCAGGGACAGCAAGGGAACTTCGCCTGCGCGGTCGGCGAAGTCGCGGTGGGCCTCGGAGACGTCGCAAAGCTCCTGGAGAGCGTGAACGTCGCGGTCCCCCCGCCGATCCCCGCGGGCCTGGCCATGGCCGAGGGCTTGGCCGGTTACTGCCCGGCCCCGAAGGCCCCGCCCCTCGACGGGGGCGCCGGCTGATGCCCTCGGCCCTGATCGCGTTTCTCGTCGCTGTGATCGACGAGACCCCCGACATCCTCGACGAGCTCGAAAAGCTCGTCTCCACGAAGAGACAACAGTACCCGAGCGTGCGCGCGTCGATCGTCGGTGAGACGGCGGCCGGCGTCGCGGCGCTTGAGGCGACGGAGAGAAAATGATCTTCACGCTTCCCCCGTGTTGGGGCGTCGACACGAACGCCAAGCTGACGGCCGCACAGGCGAAGGCTCTCGCCGACGCCCAGGTCAACGGCCAGCCGATCAAGTTCGTGTTCCGTTACGTGAGCCTCGGCGCCCCGAGCCCTGCGGACATCACCGTCGCCGAACGCGATGCGATCCTGGCCTCGGGCCTGGCGCTCGGGCTCGTGCAGCACGTCAACTATCCCGGGTGGGTCGCCTCGCAGGAGAACGGTGCCGCGCACGGGGCGGCGGCAGCGGCCCATGCAACGCTCGTCGGCTACGCGCCGAATGCGATGCTTGCCGTCGACATGGAGGGGGTCAAGGACGTCGGTCAACCCGTGATCGACTACGTCACGGCGTGGGCGAAGGCCGTGCACGCGGCCGGGTTCCGCGTGCTCCTGTACGTCGGGTATTGCTGCGGTATCAGCCCACAGCAACTTGCGGCACTTCGATCGGCTGGCGTTGTGGACGCCTTTTGGGCGGACTACGGGCCTCGCGCTGAGCCTCCCGGGTTCGGCTTCATCGTGAAGCAGCACGCGCAGACGACGATCGCCGGGATCTGCGTCGACCCTGACGAGTGCTTCGGGCACGATGACTCGAATCAGTGGATCGGCCTGATGGCGGCGGACGCCGCGCCGACCATCGCCCCCGAAGACGTCTTCCCTCACGTTGACCTGACCGAGGTTCGCCGGTGAGCACCCAATACAACGGCCTTCCGGCGAACGTCGCGCAGCACCTACCCGGCTCGGTCGCGATCACGGCGGCGTCCAACGCGTCGCCGATCGTCGTGACCGTGGCCGGGCACGGGTGCACGACCGGCGACGTCGTCGACGTGCAGGAGGTGCGCGGCAACACGGCGGCGAACGGCCGATGGGCCGTCGTGGTCGTGGACGCGAACGACGTGCAGCTCTGGACCCTGGCCGGCGCCGCGTCGACGGGGAACGCGGCGTTCACCGCCGGCGGCTCGCCGCTCCTGATCCCGCGCTCGTTCGGGGTCACGTACGCGATCCCGTCTGACGGCGACGATCCGGATGGGGCCTCAGTCGACGTCGCGCTCGAGGCGCTCGGGGACCGGACGGCGCACCTTGAGATGGCCGGGGGCTCGTACATCGTCGCGTCGGAGGGGGCGATCACGCACGACGACTCGGGTCTGACCGACGCGTGGGGCAGCATTACCACGAACACGACCAACTACACGGTCAACGCCACGTACTGGACGATCCCCGGGCTCCAGGTCGGGGACGTTCTGCACGTCGAGCTCACGACGACGGGGTTTTCGCTGGGCGCGAGCGGTTACAATGCGCTGGCCTTGGACTCGTCACCGATCACGCCTGGCGGAACGCCGTCGGTATGGACGAAGCTCGCCGGCTCGGGCGTGACGTTGACCACGTCCGGATCCGCGTCGCCGAACGCCGTTTCTCTGCAAGGGCGCCTGGCGTTGACCGGAACCCCGTGGGGGGCGGGGGTCTCGGGCGGCTCGGTGTGCATCGCGACGGCCGCGCAGGCGACGGCGACGGCCGGCTCGATCTCGTTCACCGGCGACTACTGCCTCCGGTACAAGGTGCTGCGGGCGGTGTAAGGCGGGAAAATGGGGAAGGCCCCGGGATCCGAAAGGGTCCCGGGGCCTTTTTCGTTCCAGAGAACCCCGCCGCGAGGGGCGTTCGGGTCAAAGGCACGTGCCCGTGGCTGTGCTGTACTGCTCCGTTACGACGCACGGCATCCCCCGAGGGCAGGTCGCGCGCTTCAGCCCCTGAGAGTCGGCCGTGCAGGAGCCACCGATCCACGTGATCCCGGGGGCGACGATGGTCGTGAGCTCGTCGCTGGACAGGACAACGGACGGCGGGTCCCCGAAGCACCCCTCGTACGCCCGGCGTTCAGCCGGCACGTAGCAGAGCACCGGACGGTAACCGCCGTCGGTCGGGATCTCGGGCAGGCCCTCGAGGGCCCCGGCGTCCGGGGCGTCCTCGGAGCCGGCCGACGACGTCGGGGCGATGCATCCGACCGAGAAGAGGGCAAGGGCGAGGAGAGCGAGAGCAGCGAAGAGCTTCATGTGTGGACAGACGGTCGTCCACGCGTGGAATGCACTGCCGAACGCTCTTTTGGGATACGATTCGGGATACGCTACCACCCGAACCTTCGTGCGAACGGAGGGAGTTGAACCCTCACGAGAGTTACCTCGCCAGAACCTGAATCTCCGAACAAGCATCGAAACCCTCGCTTTTCTCGGTGCTTTTGGGGTCTGAAGTGCCCAGCCGGGGCCGCTCAGGGCCCCCTTCCGGGATACGTATCCCGATCGGGATCACACCCTCCCCCGCCGCCCGATGACCGCCCGCGCCGCATCCTCGCCCGTGGTGACGTATCGCGCCGTCGTGGACAGGTGCTTGTGCCCGACCAGGAACATGACGCCCGTCAGGGGCGCGCCGCTGTTCGCATCGTGCGTGATGCGCGAGTGCTTGAAGTCGTACACGCCGATGTTCCGGTCACTCAACCCGGCCTCACGCACCGCGGCAGCGAGCGAGAAGCGGAGCGAGGCCTCGTCGGCGTCGAAGAGCTTCCCCGCGCCTGACTTGGGGAAGACGAGGTCCAGGGCCCTCGTTGCGGCTGGCGAGATGGGGATCCGGCGCTCGAAGCCCTCCTTGTCAATCTCGCGCGAGATGAACAGGGTCTTCGCGCCACGCTGGTAGTGCGTGGGCGCCTCGAGAGCGAGGACCGTAATCGGTCGCAGGCCGGTCTCCCACAGCACGACAAACAGCGGTCGGACCCAAGCCCCCGTGCGACGCGAGCGCTCGGGCATGGCCGCAAGGATCTTCTTCGCCTCGCGCGGCGTGATCAGGGTCGCCTTCGGCTTGCGCGCGTTCTTCGACCGAACCCCGGCGTGTCCATGCTTCGGCAAGCGCGGGATCTCGTCGATCGTCACGCCGCGGGTCGAAAGCCACTCGCGGAACTGACGGAGCGCTGAGAGCTCCTTACGCAACGTGCTGCGGGTCACGCATTGGATGCGGTCGGCGACGAAATCTGAGTAACTAAGCTTCGTGAAGCGATCGAGCGAACGAAAGAACGGGATGAATTGCGCTCGGAAATAGTCTTCCACCGTGCCCGCGGTCCCTGCTTTGTGTGTCGCCGCGTAGTGCAGCAAGAACGCGGCGACGTGTTCCTTCAGGTTCCCTGCTACCGGGGCGAGGTCCGCCTTTCGTCCGCTGACGGTTTCGGCGTAGATGCGCGCGGCTTCCGCTCCAGCCGCTTCACGATCGCTGCAACCCGTGGATCGGAAATGTCGGACGCCCTTCCACCGGAACCGGACCGCGTAGATCGTGCGCCCTGGGAGGAGAACGAGTTTCCAGCCTTCTGCTTGTCGCGCCATCGGATCAGGTCCGCCCGATCGTAGCGCCGGAGCGTCCCGACCTCAATCGCCGGCACGTGCGGCCTCACCCAGCGCTTGAACGAGGTGAGGGACAGGTTCAGAAACGCCGCCGCTTGACGGGGCGTGAGGGGCGTGTCCGGGTCGGGGGGCAGGGTCATGGAGCCTTGCGCCGTCCCCTCTTCGGGGCCTTCAGCGCTTCGAGCTCGTCTTGAGCCTGATCGCGAAGTTCGAAGGCACGGTCACGCTCCTTCTTCAGGGCTTCGACGTCTTCGCCTCCGGCCTTCGCGTCCTTCAGCTCCTGTTCGAGGTCTTCGACGTCGCCCTGAAGCTCGTCGATCTCCTTTCGGTGCTCGTTCCCCGGAACGGAGTCGGCCAACCTCGCCGACGCGTCGAGCAGCGCCGAGTACGCGGCCTGCAGAAGGTCGACGACGTCGTCGTAGGCGTTGACCCGAAGCAGCTCTTCGCGCGCCAGGTTCGTGGCCTCGGTATGACAATGGGTCGTGTCGAAGTCGTCGGTCGGGTGATTCATGCCTGCCCCTTTCACATCGAAGACGAAAGAAAGCCCTTGCCTCGCCGCGCCATGCCTTGCCATGCCCAGCTGTGCCATGCCCGGCCGCGATTTAGTGGATTGGGTTTGAGGTCATCTCGCCCAATCCGTCCTTGCCTTGCCCTGCCTTGCCCTGCCTTGCCGAGACGCGCCCAGCCTCGCCACGCCATGCCTCGATTAGTGGATTGGGTTTGAAATCATCTCGCCCAATCCGTCCTTGCCTCGCCTTGCCCTGCCACGCCGCGCCGAGACGCGCCCAGCCCTGCCACGCCGCGCCAGGCCCAGCCCCGCCTGGCCTGGCCTGGCCTTGCCCCGCCGCGGTCAGTGGATTGGGTTTGAAGTCATCTCGCCCAATCCGTCCTTGCCTTGCCGTGCCTCGCCCTGCCATGCCAAGCCGAGCCACGCCTCGCTACGTTACACCTTCTTCGGCAGCATCGGCGCCGGCGGCTTCCCGGACGTCAGCGCCGCCTCACGCGTGACGTGATGTGCCGAGGCAGCGGCCTTCAACGCGCCGGCAAGCGACACATCCCGAAGCAGCACGTCGAGATTGTATTGACTCATTTCCGCGCCGTGCATCTCGA